ATGATGTTATAGATATTGAAAAATGCAGTTCCTGTAAAATTTAAAAAAAAAAAATGGCAGAAAAGTGGCAGAGTGGCGGGTTTTTTAAACAAAAATAAATTGATTGCATTTAAAAATGAAATTTTTTTTTACAAAACTTTTTTTTTGATTTTTAAATCCAGTTTTTTAAAAGTGGCAGTTTTTTTTCTGCCACTTATATATTAATATTATATATATAACTAAATAACATCATTTTAGTAGGTAAAACTAAACAAAAATTAAAAAAAATTAAAAAAGTTATTAAAAATAAAGTGGCTACTTTATATAAAAATGGTGGTTTTATGTATAATTGTGGCTGATTTTATTCAATTTAAATCAAGAAGTGGCGGGTATTTTAAATTATATTGTGTTATGTATATAATATAAATTTGTAAAAGCATTTAAAAATAATTTTCTATATTTATATAATATAATGGGAAAAAATATTAATAAAAAATTTTATCATTTAAAATGTATTGAAATAGATAATTCTAATTCTATTAGATATTTTAAAACTTTAAAAGAATGTGGAAACTATTATAATTGTAGTGATAGATTATTAAGTTATAAATTAAAAAAAGATAATGAAAATAAAATAGGAAAATTATATAATATTTCAATTTATAAATGTAAAGAACCAGTAATTTATGAAGAGAAAAGGATAGATATTATTAATTAATTATTCTATTAAATTAATAAATAATTAAAATTTAAATCTATTTAAAGATTATTATATATAAAATATATAATATATAATATATGGAAAATAATACTGAAAAGAAAAAATTAGGAAGACCTCGTAAATATATTAATGGTTTAGCAACAGATTATAATATTCAATCTGACTATAATGCTGATTATTATCAAAGAAATAAAGAAAAACAAAGATTAAAATATATAGAAAAAAAAGAAAAAATTACTTGTGAATGTGGAAGAACTATTAATAAATCACAAATTGCAAGTCATTTATTAACCAATTTACATAAAAGATTTTTAGATAAAAAAAATGATACAATTTGTATAGAATGTAATTAATTAATTAATTTAAATTTAATTAATTTAATATAAAAAAAAAATGTTTATATATATTGGGTATTTGTTATTACCTAAAAACCAAATTTTGTATTTAACCTCCTTTTTATACAAAATTACCTCCACCAGTTTGGCGTTTATAATTAATCATTTATATATAATTTAATACTGAAAATCTATTATGATTTTCTTGTTTTTCAGTATTAATATTAATGGCTTTATTGTTATAAAATTTATTTTTAGAATTAATATTATCATTAATTTTTTGATTATGTGTATTTATTTCATATAAATAATTACGCAAAGATTGATTTTCGGATATTTTATAATCTTTACTTATAGTATTAGAATATGTCTTATCTGAATTCATTTTATTATTTTTTTTTGAAATCTTATTATTATTTTTTTTTGAAATCTTATTATTATTTTTATTATAATTATTATTACAAATTTTTAAATCTTTAATTACGATCTCTTGTTTTTTTCTTTTTTCCTTTTCTTCATTTAATAAATAATTACTTATTAGCACATTATAAATTAGATCATTTTTATTTAATCTTTTTAATTCTCTTTCTAATAAAATTGTTTCTGGTTTTTTTAAATGTTCTAATTGTCTGGCATTTACATAATTAATACTTCTATAATACAACATCTAATATATATATTATTATTTTTTATTTATTTTCTAATTTAACAATAAAAAAAATAATATTTTATGATTAAAAATTTGTGATTAAATATTCTTTAATTCCTTCTTGACGATTTCCACTTAATTCATAAACTGTTTTTACAATATCCATTTTATACTTATTAAATATTTTTTTAATTTCTGGTGATGTATCATAACTTAATATAAATTTCCCTTTAATGCCCTGTAAAGCATCAAAAACTTTATGAGGGTTTATTCCCCCTACATCATAATCATCAGTGGATTTAGAATAAGGTGGGTCTAAATAAAATAATGTTGTAGGACTATCATATTTTTTTATTAGTGTTTCAAAATCTTTATTAAAAATTTTTACATTATTATCATTTAAAAAATCTTTCCATTTCATGGTTTTATATTTTTTTCCAACTTCGGTATTCTTTTTCAAATCAACCTCTTTTTCACCAACAAATCCCCTTCTATTACCAGAAAAACTATTAATTGATATATATAAATTTCTATATAATCTGTCTGCATTTGAATTAAATTTTTTTTGTTTTAATAATTTATTAAATTTATCTCTATTGGGGGTAAAATCTTTATTAATCATTTTTTCACCAACTGCCTTCATATCTCTATACATATTATAAATTTCAATATCTTTGTCATTTATAACATTTATATCTGCTGGTTCTTTTGAAAAAAATACTGACCCACCACCTATAAAAGGTTCTACATATATTTTATGCTGGGGCATTTTTGATATTATATAATTTTTAATTTTTGATTTTCCACCGATTCTACTAAACATTATATTTTATATAGAATATAAAAAAAAAAATATAAATTTAATTACATAATTCATCAACTATATTATTGAGATACATACTATAATATGGTTCAGGCATTCTACTAATCATATCATCATCCCCCCTGTATTTATACCAACAATATAAATTATTAAATGTTTCTTCTTTATTATCTTTATTAATATTACATTCAAAGGGTAAATCTACTAATTTCATGTAATTTTTAACTTCATTTATATCTAATTTACAATCACCTATTTGTGCTTCAAATGTACTTAAAAATTCATTTATTTCATCGTCATTTAAATTGTCCATCTTTTATATTATATAAATATTTTTTTTTTAAATTTAATATTCACTGCTTAAATTACCATCGGCATCTCTCATAAATTGCACCTGACACATAGCATATGTATCTATTTGTTGAACAGCAAGAGCATTAGCACTCTTATTAAATTGTAATTGAACAGGCATAGCAGTTGAAGCAGTATCAATACCATTATGAATATTAGCATCTGCACCATAAGGTTCAGTAGATACAGCAATTATACCTGCCCCGTTGTTATTAGGTCCTTGGCAAAAAGCTTCTGGATTTACTAATCCACCCCCCTGTCCATGGTTTCCTTTCATACCTTTGAAAAATCTTACAACTTCACCATATGCTTCTGAAATTTTATTATTATCAGTTGCTGCTAATATACATCTTGTTCCTGCCACTGTACCTCCAGTAGCAAGTGTCGCACCTGCACTAATTGCTAATTCAATTTGTTGCTGAGGATAGTTTTCGGAGCCAATTTGGAACTGGTAATTTGAAAGACCTTGTAAGGTGCTTTTAGATTGACTAAATTTATTACGGGCATTTATATCTGCTTGTTTCCTAAAAATAGACATTAAACCTTTTAATACATAACATCTAACAGAAAGTTGTATAGAATCAGGTGCTGCTCCACCACCGGTTGTTGTATTAATATGATGAGTAAATGTAGTTCCAGTCCAACTCATTGAACGATTATTTAAATTCATTCTATTCAATAGGTCTGCATCATCAATACGAATTGCAGGGACTGATAAAATAACATTTTCAATATTATAAACTGCATCTGCCGCATTAGTTGCTTCAACAAATGAAGCCGCACCAGTTCCAAAGCTGATTTCTAAAACAAATCCGGAATTAGGTGGTAAATAATTTTTGTGATCTGGATTAAACCATGCACCTTTTAATTTAAGTGAGTAATTCCTTGTAACATTATTATTTAATATATCACTTTGATTTTGTAAAAATCCTTGTCCGCCAATATTAACAGTGGCAACAGTTCCACCCCCACCAATTGTCAATGTTTTACCACTTAATGTATCAACATTTGCAGCAGCCCCTGTTAAGTTTGCTTGTGATGGTGTATAATCAAATTTGCCTGGTCCGCCAGATAAAGCACTAGTAGTATTATAATCATCAAAAGTGCCGGTATAATGTTCTATTACATTTGATAAAAGCCCATATGATTCTAATCTTTCTAATTCTCCTCCCTGCAGATTTAAAATACGGATGCGATTGATGACGCAAGCGGCTGTATCGTCAAGTTGTATGGGGTGTCCTGTCGCATTATTTTTTAATTTAAAATTAAGGAGTGCCTGGTTAAGATCTAAAAATGAGCCAGATTGTACTGGAATTCTACATACATTATTACTTGCAGTAAATACTGATGAATTTTCTGCATTGAATTTTGTTAAATGTCTTGATGCTCTATATCCTTCATGTTTTCTCATTGATGGGTATTTAAGCCCAACTGGTTCAACTTTGTTAATTCGAACTTCTGTTACTTCACTAACTCTTTCCATTTTATAATATAACAAAATAAAAAAAAAATATAAAAAAAAAATTTAATTAAATCATTTATTAATTTAATTATTTTTGATAAAATTAATTATTATAATAATTATAATTCATCTGGATAAAACATTCTTCTGACATTTCGCATTTCACTAATTGGTCTGCCTAGTGGAGGAGGTATATTAAATCTTGCTATTTCTCTTCCTTGCCTACTTCTTATTCTTTCTCTACCAGCTCGTGCTGTAGGCAGAAAAGATTTATCATTTACAAAATCAACTATACTATTTAAAAAACTCATTACAACTTGTGGAGATTTAATTACATTAGGTAATCCAAAAATATCATTAAATGTTTTAAAAACTTGAGTTCCTGCAAATACTTGTGCTAATGGATTATCTCCAATTTCAAATCCAGATGTAGGTTCAAATTTTTTTCTATCCATAAAATGTTTTAATGTATGATGTGGAAAATAACTATCTTTATTATCTTCTAAAACTGATTTTTTTGGTTCTAATGTAATTATATCTCCTTCTGTTAAACCAGTTTTTGATACTAAATCGTTTTTAATTCTATAATTTTTTATTTTACAATCTCCACCCATACATTTAATAGTCTCATCTAACATAGGGCTAATACCAGTAGCCCCATTAAATGTAATAGCTCTACTATTTTCTCTATTATTCATATATGATCTTCTTGATAAAGCACCACCTAAACTAAAACCAGTATAAACAATATTATAATCTGGATATACTTCTTTTAATTTATTTATTATATTCATCTGATTAAAAAATTCAACACCAGATAAACCACCTATAAAACTGCCTAATTCTCCAAATGCTGGATTTATATTACCAGTAAATATTTCTAAATCCATCATCAATTGTAAAAGTGGATTAGTTTTTTGTTCGTCTGGATCATATATTCTATCTCTATATTTATCATGTAATTCTTGTCTTATTTTATCTTGTAAAAAAGGGTTAAATTCTTGTAATTGTTCCCAAATTTCCTTAAAATCTGTTCCTTTAAAAGCTATTACTACTTCTTTCTTATCATCATTTACATAGCTTGCTACAAAATTATTAGATGCTTTTTTTAAATATCTATAATCATCAATATTATCTCTTTTTTTTTTTTCTTTAAATGCTTCATCAGCAAATGATGAATAATATAAATCATCTTTGATATTTTTTTCATCTTCTGATAAATTAGTAAAATTAACTTTTTCATGAATAGTATCATACAAAGTAGAATAATCTTTTTTAAAGTCTAATTGTTCTACTTCTGTCTCTTGTTCTACTTCTACATCTTGATTTATTTTACTATCAATATTATCATATAATTCAGTAAAATCCGTTGAAATATTCAATTCTTCAACTTCTGCCATTTAATTAATATATATATTTAAATTATTTTATTTAATTAATATATAATATGTTAAGTTATTTATTCACTGATGCAAAATATGAAAAAAATAAAAAACTTGCTATACAAATTATTAAGAATATAGATCAAAAAATAAAAGAATTACAAAAAATCGAAGAAACTTTAAGTCATAAAAAATTAGAGCCAGAAGATTATGATTATATAGAAAAAAAATTAATCATAATAGAAGCATTAAAATATTTTTATAATCTTTAATTTTGTATTTCTTCATCTACTTCTTCATATGGTTCATCATCATCAAAAATAATTTTATCAAATTTTACATAATATTTATCTTTTGTAGGTGCATTAATAATAATGTAGAGAAATGAATATGGATTTTTCCAAGCCTGATATAATACTTCATCTTGCATTTCTGGTGATAAATCAAACATCAATTCTTCTTTGATTCTTTTAATTTCATTACTATTACAACTTCTAAATATTATACATGATGTTAAAGCATTTCTAAATTCCATAGGCAATAAAGTATATTTTTGGCTCACTACCCATATTGAAAATTTAGATTGCCCCTCTTTTTCTGAATTTTGTGTAATATGTCGCCTATTTAAAAATATTTTTGATAAATTTTTACTTCTATTTATATCTCTAATTACATCATCTAAAATTAATAAATTATTTCCATTTTCATCTTCTTGAATACCATTTACAATATCTACTAATTTATCATCATCAAATTTATTATGTTGTTGTTCGTCTGGTAATTTATTTGTAAATGATTTAGGCAATGTAGATAAACTGCCAGAAATCATATTAATATTATCAAAATATTTATAATAGTATAATGGTTTAGTTTTATTTTTTTTTGTAGGGTGTGATGTAAGCATACTTATCATTGTAGATGTTTTCCCACTGCCTGGAGAGCCTACAAAATATATAGCACCATGTATAGGTAAAGGTTTTTCTGGTATAAATGGTAAATCATTTATACTATCTATTGGTTGATTGACTTTTGGTATTTTAGATAATTTATTTCTCTCAATTTTCATATTTAATATTATAATATAAAATAATTTTAATTATTAAATTGTTAATAATTGTGCTTGTAATACTGCATCCAATAAATCCCCTTTTAATTCATCGTCTTTTATTTTTTCTTTTTCTTCTTCTATTGTGGTTAATCTTTTAATTGGTTGATTTTCTCTTATAGTTGTTCTTTCTGTAATTCTAGGATTTCGCATTGGTGGTGGTAAATTCATATCTGGTAATCTTTGTCTGCTTAATGTTCTGATTAATTCATTTACAGGCTCTTCTTCTATTTCATTATCATCATCATCTACTGCTACGGTTTCAATATTTAATGCCCTTCGTGCTGGTCTATCAATAATTACATCTCGTTCCACTGATATATTTGCAGTTTCACTTTTATTATGTACTTCAAATAATAAAGATATTTCAAAATTTACATCATTCATTTGAATTAAATTATTATTTTGATCTCTTAATGAAATTCTAAAAGTTCTTATACTATCATTATCTACTTTTGATGTAAATGGTGCTGTATCATAGGGGTTATAATGTATTATAGTAAATGGTGGCTCTTTAATTGGTATTTTATCTATAATTGGTTGAATATTATTTACATCTTCGCCAGTTGTTATTACATTTTCTACATTTAAATCAGAAAATAAAAATATACTATGAATTGTTTGAAAATTAACCACTCCATCACTTGTAGTATTACCACCTGCTCCAACAACTTCATTTGCTCTTTCAAATCCTAATGCTTTTGCTAGTCCTCTACTTTCTGTATCTCCAAAATTTATGGTATGCCCTGTGGCATCTGTATTTGTTAATGTGTATTTTGCTTTATTAACATTATATGTTACTGTATATGGAAATGCACCAACACTATTAATTACTGCCATCATTTCATAAACATCATAATTACCTTCTGATATAACTAAACTAACAGCACCATCTACATAAATATTTAAATTATTTAATTGACTACTAAAAGCATAAAATGATATTGGTATTTCAGCACTTGATAAACTAACATGTAAATCTTGTCCTCTATTATTTCTTTGTATTGGTGCCGCTAAATCTATTAACATATCACTATTAAAACCACTTGTTAATTGTTTTACATCTTTGCTTCTTATATGTACCATATATGAACTATCCATTGTTTCAGTATTAACTGCCATTTATATTTATATAAGATAAATAAAAATGATAAAAAAAATTTTAAATTTATAATTATAATTTAATATGTGTTGGCATTCTTTTCATTGCTGATTTCTTTGATGCTCTTAAAGAATTATCTTTTTCATCATAACTATATTTTAAAGATTTAATTTTATCTATTACATCTTTTTTTGGCAATTTCCATACGGGACCGATATTTTTTGTTAATTGTTTTTTAATTTGTCCTAAGCCTTTCTTTAATTTGTTTCCTGCTACTGCTTCCATTATATATTTATAAAACATTTTTTTCAATTATTCTGTGTATATATAATTTGAATAATGCAATGATGCATCTGAACTATCATGATTTAATACTTTACTAATGAAACCATTTATATTTTGGTCTTCATCATTATGTTTATTAAATAAATAAACTCCATACATTCCCCTTAAAAAATGTGATGTAAAATCCTTTTGTATTTTATCTTTTAATCTTTTATTTATTCTTTTATTCCAATCATTTAATGAAATACCATTTACTATTTTTCTTAATTTATAGACTTCATCTCTAAATTGTCTTGCGGTAATATCTGGTACTAATTGTATTACATATGGTTTATCATTTGTTTTTTTAGATAAACTTGAAAATTTTACTTTATGTGGAGCATTTTTTAACATGGTTAATTTAATATCTTCATCAAAAATTTCATTAATTCGTCTGCCAGAAATAAATTGTAAATAAATACCTTTATCATAAACATTTGAACTATTTTTTAATTCTAATATATCATTTACATGATTTTTATTAAAATGAATATTTTTTTTATTATTCTTTTTTTCGGCATCAGATTCTATAATTGATTGAATAATCTTATCATCTGGTTTTAATTTTTTTAATGTATCTTCACTAATACCTATATAATTTTCTCTTAAATATTTTTTAATATTACTATATCTTGTGGCAATTGTTTTATGTGTAGGATCATTAGATAAAACTAATTCACTTACAAAATCAATTAAATTTTTATCATCTGGTTCTGATTCTAAAAATGCATCTAATTTATTAAAAGACTTTTTACTCATTATAAATTATATTAACATTTTTATTTTATAAAAAAAAATAAATTTAATTTTATAAAAAATTTAAATCATTGGGTAAATTCATTTTATAACAGAAATAAAAAATCCCACATGGTGGGGTATAATTGGTTTTATTTAAATCTGGATTATAATGTTTAGCCCTTTTTTTTGGTATAATTAATTGTAAATTTTTATTTGCGTAATTATCTAAAAACCATTTACACGATAAAACAATAGGAAATAATGTAAGAATAAATGGTTTATCTACTTGAAATAATTTATCTAATATTGCCCTCCTCTTGCTAAATGGAGGATTGCTTATAATTACCTCATAATCTAAATGCTCTACATTACTGAAAAAATCAATATCTGCATGAATTACTTTTTTACATCCTAATTTTTTTAAACATTTTCCACTTTTACCATCAAGAAAAAATGGTTCATATATTACTTTATCTTTGGGTATAAATTTATCTATTTTAATATATAATTCATCTTCGCTTCCATAATTATCAGTAAAACAATCTTTTCTAAACATATATTATATTTAACATTTTTATTTTATAAGAATTACAAAAAATAATTAAAAAATAATTATTTTATTGAAAATATATAAAATTATAATATTAATTTGTTTTTATTAAAAGGTAATGGTAGAAAGTAGTAAAATATAATGAAAATAACATAAGAAATATCCATAAAAAATTTTTTATGGATAAAATACACGATAAAATCATATAAATTTAACAATAAATAATAAATAAATTTAAAAAAAACAATTTTATTTTTTTTTTTTACATTTATTTTATAAAATCATATTAATTTAATCAATTAACCATTCTAAATATTTATCACTTATATTCGTTAATTGATTAAATATATATATAAGCAGATATTATAATTGATTATTATCATTATTATCTTTATTTTTATTTTCTTCTAAATTATTTATATAATTTTGATGTTTTTTTGTTTTTAAATGAATAGATATATTTGAGTGAGTATATTTTCCACCACATTCGCATTTATTTTTCGCATTTTTTTTATCTTTATTATTTTCATTATAATTTTTATTAATTTCTTTTTTTTTATCTTTATTATTTTCATTATAATTTTTATTAATTTCTTTTATTTTATCTTTATTTTTTTCATTATAATTTTTATCATAATCTTTTCTTTGTTCTTTTTTTTCATCTTTTGTTGTAAATGGTCTATAAGTATTTAAATTAGAATTCAATTGTTCGTAATATCTACGCTCTTCTGCTTCTGCTTCTCGTTTATCATTACAAGGATATTTTTTTATTTCTATCATTTCCCAATTACCCCACCCTCCATTTTGTCTTATAAATTTATATACATTATGATTATGTTCTTTTCTATTTTGATTATTACAATTTGTTTTATGTGCTGATTTTCGTTTTATCCAATTTGTGGTATGTCCTACATAACAATCTTTAATATTTAAATCATTACATACAATTTTATAAATTAAAGTTTTTGAATAATCTGTTGGAGTTTTAGGCATCTTATAATATAATATATTGTCTTATCTCTAAATCAATTTTATATTTATATATTAATTTATATTAAATTATAGAATAAAAAAAAAAGCATAGTGTAAAGTGTAAAGTGTAAAATTATATTTGGTTATTATTTTTTTTATTTTCTTCTAAATTTTGTAATTCAGTTAAAACTTCTC